ACGGCCGCCGCGCCCGATTCGCTGGAACCAGCCATGCCGCCCTGGTAGGTGAGCTTGCCCTTGACCAGCAGATTGCCGGTGCATTCGGTTTCCGGCACGTCGATCGTCACCTTGGTACCAGCCTTGAGCAGAATGGTCTCGCCGACCTCGACGATCACATTCTGGATGCCGCCGCGCACGGTCAGCGTATGGCTGGCACGGTCATACTCCAGCTCGGCCGAGTCGTCGAAGCGGCGGTGCCACTTGTCACGGCTGATCACTGGCACCGCGTCAGCATCCGAAAAGATGGCTCCCAGCACCACGCCATCGTCGCCGTTGGCATCCAGCAACACCGCCACGTGCTCGCCGACGTCGGGCAGCCAGTAGTCCTTGTCGCGCAGGCTCTTGCGGGTCAGCACCGGCAGCCAGTCCGTGCGTAGGTTGTCCAGTTCGGGCAGGCGAACCCGCACACGCATCGTCTTTTCGTCGACGGCCGATACGGTGCCGAACTTCAGCGTGGGGGCTGATTCATCGAAGGTATCGTTCTTCACTTTTCTTCCACCGTCGTACCCAACACCTCTACTTGGCCATCCTTCATGCCATAGACCTTCAGCCCCTGAGGCTGGGCAGGGGTTGCCGGCGCCGCGCTGGCCGGCGGCGCCGCCCGCTTCAGCTCCAGCGACATGGTGTAGCCCGCGTTGCGGACGATGGCATGAGTGGCGCGAGTGACGGTGTAAAGGCCGGACAGCTTGCCGAAGCCGACTAGCTCGATATTGGCGCCAGCAGCTAGGGCAGGATCGCCTTCGAGGTTGATCTCACCGCTGGTCCGTTCCAACAGGCGCCGGTCCAGCTCGGCCTCTGCCTGAGACTCGGCCGAGGCTTGGCTTTTCGCCCGGCTCGTCATTTTCACCGTGTCGGCGCTGGTGGCCTTGCCGGCCGTAGTGCTGCCGACGACTGTTGTATCTCCGTCCTTCACTTCATAGACCACCAGCTTCTTGGTCTTGGTGTCGTGATGCTTCACCTCGACGCCGGCCGGTACGTCGGACACCTTGTCGCGGAAATTCCAGCTCGCCAGGTCTTCCGGGGCATAACTGCGGATGGCCTTCTGCAGGTGCAGGTCGGCCGTTTTCCAGAACACCAGGCGAGAGTTGTTCTCGGTCACCTTGAAGGCGTAGCCGTACTGATTCGCCAGGCGCTGCAGGAAAGAGATATCGCCTTCCTGGTACTGCGTCACCCGGTCGATCCGCAGCGGCTCGATCTTGCCCACCAGCGTCATCTTGTGCCGCTTGGCGATGCGCTGGGCGATCGCCGCCAGAGTGGTATTTTCGTAGGCGCGGCCCTTACGGGTGCGTACGGCATCTTGCACGCCCGTGGCCAGCGCCCTGATGCGTACTATCGACGGCGGCCCGTCAAGCTCTAGTTCGTCGACGTCGAAGCGGCCGGCCGAGATCAGCGGCGTATCCGCGTAGCCGAATCGATAGGCCAGGCTGGCGCCTTTTTCCGGGTACCAGCTATCCAGCCAGCGCCCGTCCGTGTCTTCCAGCTCAATGTCGAGGCTATCCGCATCGCCCGTTAGCTGGTCGGTGTAGGTAGCAGATATCACGTAGGGCGCGATTTCCTGGGTGATCGCGCGGCCGTTGTAACTCAGCTCGAAGGCCGGCACAGGCACGGTTTCGTGAATCAACGCTTCCACGGCGGCAGCTCCTCGAGGCTGGAGGTTTGGTCGGGTTCGATGATGGGGATGAGTAGCGTCATGCCGCTGGGCAGCGTTTCACGGATCGGTGCCTGCGGGTTCGTTTCCACCAGGAGTGAAATTTTCGTCACGTCGCGGTAGTAGCGCCAAGCAATCAAGTCCCAGCGCTCGCCCTCGGCGGTGATGTGGGTCAGATACATGGCCCGGGCCTCATACACTTCGGGTGGCCGCGACCGCGGCCAGACGGGCGAGCGGTAGAGCAGCCTTCTGAATTTCGACACTGGCCGGCGCCACAGGCCCCTCGGCGATGGACAGCCTATCGAGCAGGTTACCCGGCGAGGCGGCCGAGAGGTGGCTGTTAACGGTTTCGACCTCATGCCGTACCAGCGCGATGCGCTGAGCCATATTGCCGGCGTCGACCGCGACGCGGCTCAGACCGTTGAATTGCGCCATCCGATCGGCAGCCAGGCCCAGGCCAGGCAGTACGGCCGCCAGGGATCGTGTCAGATTGGGCAGGCGGGCGATTGCTCCGAGCGGATCGGCATTGGCCAGGTTGCGCACGATTGCAACGACTGAAAGCGCCTTGCTGGCTGTGGAAAACGCGCTTTTGGTCGCGGCGACTGCTTGGGCAAGACCACTGACGGAAGTCGCTGGCACGTTGGCCGGGAGTGCTGCCACTAGGGCGCCTGTGGAAGGCACACGCGGCGTACTACCGGCAGCTTGGACGGCTGGCGCAGTCGGCAGGGCTGGATCGCCGGTGAACTCCAGCAGTTCCAGGCTGGCCTCTACCGCCAGCAGCGTGCCGGCGCTATCGGTATGGCGTCCGGTGGCAGTCAAGCCGGTGATGACGAAGCGCCCCTTGTAATCGCCGTTTCCCAGCACCAGGGAAAGAGCATCGTGGCTGGCCAGCGCCTGGCGCAGCCGCACCAGTTCGGCCTCCGGGTTGCAATAACTGGCGTGCAGGACCAGGTCAATGCGCACCTCATCCAGCTTGTCGCCAACGAACTGCAAGCGCGGCTTGCGGGCGATCAGCGGGTGTTCAGCGTAGTCCGCACCGAAGCGGGTTTCCAGCCCGTCGAAGTAGGTGATCAGGTCGAACTCGACCTTGCCCAGGATGGCAAACATCAGGCATTCCTCCCGTAAGTGGTGCGCCGCTTCTCATGCTCGTAGCGCTTCATCATTCGCTCGAACTCAGTGAACGAGAGCTGCATGGCCTGATTGACCTGGCCGCGCATGGCCGCCGGATCGCCGCCCTGGATCGTGATCTGCGGCGAGAAGTGAATGACCATGCCGCCCGATCCGGCAGGGGCTGTCCTGTGCTCGGCCACCTGAGTATTGCCGATCCGGCTGGCCAGATCGACCAGCGGTGCGGCCAGTTGCGGCTTGCCCCAGGCAGTCGCTGTAGCCAGGGCCATGCCGGCAACGGCTTTGCCTGCCAAGGCGGCGGAACGGGTCACCCCGAGCGCTGCGCCCTGGGCGATGTTGTCGCCGAAACCCATGAACACCCGGGAGGGCGATTTGATGCCCAGGGTACTGGTGAACCAGCCCTTGATGCTGGAGCCGAACGAAACGATGCTGTCGCGGGCGGCCGTCAGCTTGGAAGTGACGCCATTAACCAGGCCGTTGATCAGGTCGGCGCCGGCCGAGAAGAACTGGTTCTTCATCTCCTTCAGCCAGTTCCATCCAGCCATGACCGCGCCCTTCACCTTGTCCCAGTTCTTCCACACCAGGTAGGCAGCCACGCCGATCGCCGTTACTGCCAGGCCGATGGGGTTCATCAGCATGGCGCGGCCAATCCAGAGGATCGCCTGACCGGCCAGACGCAGGCCTGGCACAAGGTTGCCGACCAGCAGTCGACCGAGGAACAAGGCACCTCGGCCGACGAGCATCAGCGGCGCACCGAACGTCATCAGGAGACCCTGACCGAACGGCAACAGGAAGCGGCCAACGGTGAGGATGCCAGTGCCCACCGAGCGCAAGCCCGCGATCGCCGCGGCGAAGCGGCCCGCCTGCCACATGGCGCGCAGCAGCGTCCACTTGCCTGAAACTGCCGTGATCGAGGTGGTCAGCGCGTTGAACGGCGAGAGCACCAGGTTGAGGCCGTACTTGATGCCGATGAAGGCCATCTTTCCCGCCAACAGGCCGCCTACCAGGCCGATCACGCCCTTGATCAGGCCGGGGTGTTCCTTGGCCCAGTCGCCGAAGGCTTTGATGCCCGGCCGCACTTCCTGGAGCAGCTCGGTCAGCGGCGGTAGTAGCGCGTCACCGATGGTGATGCCGATGTCCATCACGCCGATCTTGAACGCCTTGAACTGCTCGGTGGCACCTTCCATCCGCTTCTTGAAGTCAGCATCGAGCAGGCCCTTGCCGGCCGCGTCCATGCTGCCTTGCTTGATGTCCTTCATTTCGCCCATATTGGCGATCGCTGGGCGGATGAACGACATGGCCTGCATGTCCTGGAACAGTTCGCCCAGCTTGTAGGCTTCGGACAGGCGCTGCATGGCCAGTTCGCGCTCTTTGTCATCCTTGAGGGCCATTACCTTCTGGAACTGGCCGGCGGCGGCCGGTCCCTTGGACTGCATGTACTGCGTGATGATCGCCAGCATGGACTGCACCGGCGTCAGTCCTTGAGCGCGAAGGTTCATCATGCTGCCCTTGAGGTCGATGCCGGCCTTCTCGAAGTCCTTGAGCGTGTCCGGAGCGGTGATCTTCTGCAGGAAGTTCTTGAAGTTGTTGGCCGCCTCGTCGTTCGATCCGGCGCCCTTGCGGGCAATCTGCAGGGCAGCACCGATTT